GATCGTTCCTATTATGACAAGCTTGTAGACGATGCAGTGGAAACCATATCCAAATACGGTGACTTCGAATGGTTCATATCCAACGATCCTTATATTCCAAAACCTAAACTCGAGGACTTTATGAACATTCCAGAAGACGCTGATGAGGAAATACCATTTAATTAAAGAAGAGGAGAAGTATATTATGGCTTACAAAAATGTACCCAATATCATTATTGAAAACGCAAGAATTATTTTTCGAAACTTCCGAGGCGAAGAGTCTAAATACAATCGGGCTGGAAACCGGAACTTCTGTGTCATCATCGAAGATCCGGAACAGGCGGAGAAACTCTCCAATGATGGATGGAATGTAAGAGTGCTGGCTCCGAGAGACGAGGATGAAGAGCCGAGACATTATATTCAGGTGGCAGTCAGCTTCGAGAATATCCCGCCTAAGGTGTATATGATTACCAGAAAGACAAAAACACCGTTGGATGATGAATCCATTTCCACTTTGGACTATGCGGAGATTCGGAATGTTGATTTGACGATTCGACCGTATTCTTGGGAAGTGAATGGTAAGACCGGAATTAAGGCTTATCTGAAGACGATGTATGTCACCATCGAAGAGGATGAGTTTGCTGAAAAGTATGCGGAGGAAGAAGGCCCGGAAGAAGTTCCATTCCACTAACAAGCGACAAATAGGGTGCCTGATATTGCCAGCAAGGTAAATGTCCTAAGGCTAGAGGAAACAGCCCTTTATTTTGCGAAAGGAGAAAAGCTATGGCATTTTGGAATCGGAAAAAGAAGCGAACCACAGCGAAACCGAAGATCAATGCTTCTATTTCCAAGGTCGAAAAACCAAAGAAAATATCAGAGAAGCACGACTTTGTAGTTCATAAAGAGGAACCTCAAGTAAGCTTATCACCGAAGCCGAAAATGAAAAATCTTCCCACTTTCAAACCCGACAGATATGAGAAAGAATTTATGAACATCTTTCGTCAACTTGTTTCAGAAAAAAACAGACCGTGGGATATTTGGAAAGACTTTATTGTTATGTCGGCTTGTTCTATATCAAATTCTGTGGACAAATCTCAATTTGATGAGCGAGAGAAACGATACTTGGATATCATTCGCCATTACAGTAAGTCAAAACAGGAACTTTTTCCACAGTTGTTTGCAAATCTGGTCATGTCTTTAGAAATGAATCCGGAGCAGGATTTTTTAGGAAAGATGTATATGAGCTTAAATCTTGGCTACGATGAGTTGAAACAAATATTTACTCCTTACGACATGTGTCGGCTTATGGCAAAAATCACCATTACGGATGTAACTGAGAAAGTAAGGAAAGATGGCTATATTACCATCAACGATCCATGTTGCGGAGCGGGAGCCAACTTGATTGCTGCTATTCACGAAGCACGAAAGCAACTAGAAAAAGAAAATTATAATTATCAAAACCATTTATTAGTTTCCGGACAAGACATTGAAGAAGTTCCAGCTTTGATGTGCTATATTCAACTTTCTCTTCTAGGAATTGCTGGGTATTTTAAAGTTGGAAATTCTTTGATCAAACCAATGACTATGGCTGATGATTTGAAGAATTACTGGTTTACACCTATATATTTTTCAGATGTGTGGACTATGAGAAGATTATTTCACAGTATATGAAAGTTTATGAGGAGGGATAAGCGTGAATGAACGATTGAAAGCATTAGAAAAAGAGCTGGATAGTCTGTTAAATATGGCTCCCATAGAAGATGACTGCACGAAGAATGAAAACGAGATGTATTCGGATATGGCGAACCTGAAAAACAGCATAACAGCGGTTCTTGAGGAGCAACGGAATGGCCGTTGAATTGTATGACTATCAAATAGCAGCAGTAAAAAAAATGAGAAATGGTTGTATTCTGTGTGGCGGCGTTGGAAGCGGAAAATCAAGAACAGCATTAGCTTATTACTATCTCCAGAATGGCGGAAATCCGGATTGCTTGATGGGGGTTGAGGATTATGTTGCGATGGACGATCCCCCAAAGGACTTATACATCATCACAACAGCCAGAAAGCGGGACACGATGGAATGGGAGGGTGATCTTTCGCCCTTCCTTCTTTCGGTTCACGAGGATGTCAATCTATATTCAAATCAGATTGTCGTGGATTCCTGGAATAATATCAAGAAG